GTTGCTAGTCAACTGGGTATGACGGTGGGGTAATAAAATTCGTATGTCTAAAACTTGGGTAAGGAAAGAAAAAATAGCTGACGTTGGAAAGTGTAGATACTGTCATAAAGATATGATTAGTACAGATTCTTTTGTAGCTTTTGCTAATCACACTAAAGCTCATTACAAATGTTATAAAGAAGATGATCTTAAACCTAAAACAAAGTTTGATTGGTAACTGTTTTTTAAATAAATAAAGAAATTTGCTTTTGATTGGTAATCTCTATTCTTTTTTTAGCAATATCAAAATAGTCTTTGTCTAGTTCAATACCAATAAATTCTCTATCAATATTTTTACAAGCAAGTCCTGTTGTACCGCTTCCCATAAAGGGATCTAAAACAGTATCATTTTCATTGGAAAATTTTTCAATTAAATACTCCATTAATAATACAGGTTTTTCTGTTGGATGAAATTTGTTATCAGTTCTTGAAAATTTAAAAATATTAGAATCCCTTCTTCCGTTAATTAATCTTCTTCCTTTTTGTAAAAATATTATAAATTCAACTTTGGGTGCAAAGTCAGCTTGTAAATCACCCATTGAAGTATTGTTTTTTTCCCAAACTAAAATATTTTTAATTGTAAAGTATTTTTGAAATGCTTGTTTAAATTTATCAATATTATGAAAACTACAAAAAACATAATGTGCTGTGTTATTTTTAGATTTTTGAAAACACAATTTGGAAAAATCTTCTAACCAATCTAAATTATCATCATTTTTTATTTTATCGTATTTAATTTTTCTATGAGAACTTTTAAATTCCATTCCATAAGGTGGATCTGTTAAAATTAAATCTATACTTTTATCAGGTAAAGTCTGCATAATCTCCAGACAATCTCCATGATGTAATTTCATTAATATCCCCAAAACTTCTTAGCATTATTTAAATAATCTTCATTAGCATCATTGTTCCAAAACATATGTGTAAAGTCTGGTTGAATATAATCTTTAAGAACATTTGGATCATTACTAATCTTCATTAAGTTTTGCCTAACCTTAGCTCTTTGAATTATTCTAGGTATTCTTTTTTTAATATTCTCAGGCTTTAGTTCATCACAATTACCTGCATGATAGACTCTAAATTCTTTCTCATTTACATAGCAAAGATAAACTGGCACTTCAAATACTGACCAATAGAAATCAACTTGTAATAGATTATAGGGTGAAGGTCTATCAGGTAGCTTACCAGAAAACCAAGACCTAGTTCCATCTTTCTTAACAATACCCCTTCTTGGCATTTTACATTTATCTTCAATAATAACATTATCCCCTTTTAAATCTATGTAACCATGAACAGGAATATTAATTCCATCAAACCATTTAAAGGCTTCTATTTCTGGCTTACAAGACTCCCAACCTGGTATTGTTTGATGAGCCTTATGACAGTTAGCAATCATTAAAGGTACTATGCTTTTATAGTAACTTAATTTCTCTTGGTCATCAGGTGTAAGTGCAACTAATTTATCTAGCTTTTCTTGGACAGGAACAAACATTATTTATTCTCCTGTAATTTTTCTAATTCAATTTTAAAAGCATTATTAAATTTATCAGATAATATTTCTGGTTCTTGAAAATCATCTATAAAATAACTTAATGGTTTATTTAAAAATTTACTAATTTTAATAAGCTTAATAATTGGTATTCGGTTCTCCCCCTTCTCATATTTTCCCACCTGTTGAAAGGTAGATTTTAGAACTTGTGCCACTCTAGTTTGAGTTACTAAAGTTTCTTTACCGGTAAACTCATTGACTTTAGTTTTTCTGGCAGCTCTTAATTTTTTACCTAAATCAATATAAAATTGATTATCTTCCTCAAAGTTTTTCTTAGCTTTATGTGATAGTTTCATTCTTTCTTTTCCTTCCTTTTAATTTAGCGACAAGTAGCCTAAAGTTTTTTTACAACTTTTAATATACTAAGAATTATATTTCTAATTCTTTATATTTTACAACAGCATCAGAGTTTTGATTGGCAACAATTCTTCTTACCAATTGTTTATACTCCAAATAGTCGTTATAAGTATGCACACACATTCTGCTATCTAACGATTTCATAATCTTTTTATGAATGTTATTCAGCTTCTGGTACAATCTTACCGTACTGTTTAGACTCATTGTCATGCTCCTCACCAACTACTTTTATGGTTGCCTTTATGAACTTGTTGTCGGTGATATTTATTTTTGCAAGTTCACCAGGCATTATTTGATAGTGTGCTTTTTTAGTTGCTTCTTCAACTGTTGCACCATCAAAAAATTCTTCAAAATCAGCTGCTACCTCTAAACTAGATGTCTTTAAAACTTTAAACATTCAATATTACATTTCTGCTATAACCAGCATAATCTCTTTTTAGTTCTTGTCGTTCTTCTAGTTTATCAATTAATACACTAACTGAATTTTTACTCTTGTAACCCATCTCACTAGCCATTTCTAAAAATGTTGGCATATATCCATGTTTTGTACTATAATTCTTAATGAATTGCAATAGCTTGAGCATTTTGGGTGTCATTGGTCTAAGTCCTCTTTGTTTTGTTTTCATTTATTACTAACCTCCTTAATAACTCTGTGTAGCCATTGATGTCGTCAAAGCTATCTTTTTTGTAATCTTTTGATTGCATTATTCTCCAACATTTTAAAAAAATCATAAATAAACCAAAGAACTTTAAAGGTACTTTAACTGGTTTATTATTATGAACTGATAAGTATTTTTCCATCATACCAACCATTGCAAAAGCAGTATGGTCAAAATGTCCATAATCCCCTTCTTTTTCATGTAGTAACTTTTCTAAATTATTTATAAACTTTATATTATCTGACATAATTCCCTTTATTATCTTTGCACCAATAAGCTGCTACTTGTTTTCCTTTGTACCTAACACCTATTGGTAAATAATCCATTGTTGTAACTTTTTCTTTTCTTGCCTTACAATCTGTAGAAGAACTATCAAAAGGAACTGTGATCTTTTCAATAGTTCCATCTACAAAAAACATAAACAGAAAGATAAATTTCACTAATTAAAATGGAATTTCTTTACTCTCTGCTTTAGGTTGCTTAGGTTTATATTCATTCTTGTAACCAGAAAGAATAGTTCCTGTGTCATTTAACCAACCGATTAAACCTTTTTGACCACCTGCTTCAGGATAATTCATATCTCCAGTAAATTTGCCATCATCTGATCTGAACAATACACCGACCTGAGCAAATACTTTTATAAATTTAGTGTTACCATCTTTACTACTTCCTTTAACTCCAAGAATTGTTCCTTTTTTATCATTATCTAAATTTACATTTCCTGAGAAATCTATTTTAATAGATTTTGGGTTATCAGGTTGAAATTCAAAAAGAACCCAATCTTTTTGTTTAGCATTACCATTCTCTGACATTTGTTCCTCCATTTTTTTTTATTGATTGTTGTTGTGATTCAAAATCTTTTTCTATTGAATCATTTTGTTTTTTCCAATCGGAATACAAAGCTGTCAACTTGGTTTCTGTCGTTTGCTTTTTAATTGTATCTTTAATTGAAACTTGTTGAGTAGATCCCTTTTGATTGTTTAAGGCATTTACTAATTCTTCTGCACTAGCATATTCTGAACCAGATAATCCAAATGCTGCAATACATCTTCCAAGAGCTGAACTTGAACAGTTCTCCATAGCACTTGTCTTATTTATAAAGTTAGCATTTCTATGTTCTTCTGCATGACCAACAGCATAAATAGTATCAGAAATATATAGTTCGGTCTTAACCACAACTCTGTCATTATCATGGAATAATATTTCTTCATTAAATCTAGCTTCTGGAAAGTATTGTAAAAGATGTCTGTGTCTTTCATTAACTGTAGAATATTTCTTACCTTTAATATCAACAGTTGGAATTTTATTGGCACTTGTTAAACATTCCTTTCTTCTTTCCTTAAATCCACCCTTACTTTTTTCTTCTGCTTCTGTTTTTTTGGTTGTCATTGTTTCCTTCCTTTAGTTTTTTATTTTCTTCTATTTGTTGTTGATCTTTTAAAACTTTTAATTCTAAATAACTTTTATTCTTAGCCATCATTCTTTCTTCTAATTGTTTTAATTCTACTTTTTTTCTAAGCTCAGTTATTTCTTCATCTCTTTTTAAAAGTAAATCCTTATAGCTTTTAACCTCTTGCTCAAACCCTCTGATCCTTGTCTGCATTTTAGCAAGTTCCATCATTATCTTATCTGACATTATTTTTTCCCTTTCATTACTTCTTCTAGTGTTAAATTATGAACAATTAAATCTTGAACTGCTTGACCTACAATAGCTCCTATGTCCATGTTAAGATTACCGAATAAAGATTTTCTTTGTTCTGCTGTTAGAACTACATAATCATTAAACCACATATCTAAACTTTTATTTAATTGTGATGGACTTAAATGTGTTGCAGTAAAACAACCTCCATCTTCTTTTAGATTCCATTCTTTCCCAATTGTTTTTAACATTTGTTCCTTTCTATTTTATGAACGAATATTGTCAAGAAATAATACAAAATAAATTCCCTTAATAGTTTTATAAATCATTTATATTATATAATTCTTTTATATCTACTTTGTAAACTGCAGGTCGCTGCGAATATCCAAAATTAGTTAATCGTTCTGGCATATCTTGTGTAAAAGGAAACCACCCCATAATAGAAAATTCAAAATTACCTTCATGTACAATTAAAATATATTTTCCTTTTTTCTCTCCAGGTCTTATTATTAAAAAATTAAAATCTTTCTTTTCTTGACCTCTTATTTCAATATTACCTTGAAAGTCTGAGTCTGAATATCTCTCTAAATTATCAGTATAAGAACCATTATAAAATTTATTAAATGCTTTGGCATAAGCAACCTCTGATAAAGCACCTAAAAAAGAATCTGCTATTTGTTTTCTGTAATCTCCTTGATAACCATAGGAGAAACCTTTTCCCATTTTAA